CGCCCAGGTCGCCGCCCATGCCACCCCCCTGGGCCAGGGCTTCCATCTGGCGGCGGCGCCATTCCTCCATGGGGTCAACGCCCCAGGTCTGGCCCGCGCCCTGCCACGCGTTCCCGTCGCCCAGGCCCAGGTTCGCCTGCGGACCCGGCGGCGCGGAGACGCGCGGGCCAAAGACGTTGAACGAGAACGGGCTCGGCGCGTACCGGTCCATCTCAGCGGCTCCCCATGTAGCCGCCAACGCCGCCAATGGCGGCACCGGCCAGGGCGCCCCAGGGCCCCAGCGCGGACCCGGCGGCGGCGCCCGACGCGGCGCCGCCCAGCGCCCCCATCGCCGGGCTGGGGCGGGAGCCCTGTGGCCCGACGCCCGTCGAGACGGTGCTGCCGCCGTAGGGCGTGCCGCCCAGGACCGACTGCATGATCTGCAACTGCTGCAAAGGATAGTTCCTCGCGTCCTGCCACTGCTGCTGCGCAAGGTCGAGGTGCTGCTGCTCCAGGCCCTGGCGCTGCTGGCCGATGGCCTCGCGCGCGGCATAGTCCTGATAATCCGCAGCCTGCGCCCCCTGCCGCAACTGCCCGGCGAGCGTCAGCCCCTGGAGGCCCAGGTTCTGCGCCGCGAGCCCCGCCTGCTGGTTCATGCCCTGTGCCTGGAGGCCGCGCGACAAGTCCTGCTGCGCCATCGCCTGCGCGTTCTGGAAGCCCTGCCCGTAGAGTTGCGCCTGGAGGTTGCCCGCGTTCTGTGCCGCCTGGGCGTCGAGACTGGCGCCCTGGAGCGCGAAGCGCGACCCGCCGTAGGCGTTGCCCGCCTGTGCCTGATCGGCCAGGGAGTTCTGCGCCGTCTGACGCTGCTGCTCCAGGCCGGTCATCGCATTGCGCGCGACGGTGTCGAGATACGGGTTCATGTACTGCTGGAGGTTCACCCCCGGCAGGGTGCCGCCCTGCACTTGCTGCGGGTCGTAGTTCGCGATGCCCTGTGCCTGATTGCTCAGGCCCGTCAGCGCGTCGCCCGTCTTGCCGGTCATCCCGCGCACGCCCCAGAAGGCCTTCCGCTGATCGGATGTGAAGTCGGCAATCTGCTGGCCCTGGTAGGCCTCGTACGGCCGCGCCGCGACATCCTCGGCGCGATGCACCAAGTCCTGCGACGCGTTCTCCAGCCAGATCGGGAGTTGCGTCTGCGTCGTCTGCGTCGTCTGCGACGGTGTCCTGCTGCTGCCGCCCATGGTCAGATGTCCTTCCGGTAGATCGTCGCTGCGGCCTCGTAGCCGTGTGCCGCTGCTTCCTTGCGCCACCCACGCCTGCCGACCATCTCGGCCAGGGTAGCACCCTGCTCGCGGCCCCACTGCTCCAACTTCGGCAGGAGGGTCAGCATGTCGTCCATGTCGCCCGCCGCCAGCCAGTAGCGCAGCACGGTGCGCTTCGGGAACACCAGCACCTCGGTGACGACGACGCTGTCGTTCTCGACCCATATCTGCGCATCGCCCGTTCGAAGCGCGCGCATCACGTCCTCGATTTCATGCGTGCGGCCCGCATTGGTCAGTGCGTCGACGAGGCGCGCGAAGATCGTGCGCTGCCGGGGCGTGATCGCGTTCATCCCAGCACCTTTGCCGTCGTGAGCGTGCCGGTGTCGCTGATCGTCACCCTCCACACGCCGCCGTCGGGCGCCTGGAGGAGGATGAACGGCACCGCCTCGTCCTGGCTGACAGCCGGGATCATGGCGCGCACCAGGGCATCCTGCTGCACGCGCGCCGCGTGCGCGTCGTACTGGAACCCGATGCTGGGCAGGTACAGCCTCACCGCTTGCTCCCCTGGCGCACATCGAACCGCGCCTCGCCCAGCGTCCAGTCGCCGTCCGACTGCTGCGTGAAGCGCAGCCGGATGTCGCGACCGCTGAAGCGCAGATCGGTCCATCCGTCGTCGCGCGGCTGGTAGGGGCCGAATGTCTCCTCAGGGCCGTTGTGCGTCTCGCGCGCGAAGGCGGTCACGTCGACGCGGGCGCTGTCATAGTGGGTGTCCATCTGCGCCTGCACGACATGCACGCGCCGCTCGCCCGTGGTCGGGATCGAAAGCGCCGCCGTCTCCGCGTAGACCACGCCGACGCGCGTCAGCCCGGCGTTAAGCCAGCCGTCCTCGTGCTGGTAGATGTTGCGGTCGGCACCACCCGCGAGCGGATACGGGTAGACGCCAGCGGGCGCCATGGCGCTGCGCGAAAGAGCGCCCATGCTCCACCAGTTGTTGCCGGTGTCGACGCTGAAGATGACGAGCCTGTCGCACTCGGTCTGCCCCTTGCTCGGGTAGAACCACCACACCTCGGGGAAGGAGCCGTTCGGAGATGCGTGGACACGCGCGGGCGCCGCTGTCGGGTTCATGTTGTCGTACAGGAAGTCGCCCAGGTCGCACGGCACCGGGCGCACCGTCCCGCCGTCGAACATCCAGAAGCCCTCCTGGCCCATCCAGAGCGCAACGCCCGCCGTCACTGCGTACGACAGCGGCGACAGGATGCCGCAAGCGGTGCCGATGCGTTCGAACCCGTAGATGAAGGGCAGCCCGCGATACCGGCAGAGCCATACCTCGCTGTCGGTGAAGATCAGGACGCCGCCGCGCACCTTGGTCGCGTGAATGATCCAGCCCGGCACATCCAGATCGAAGAAGCCCGCCGTGTTCGTCGTGTTGGCGAAGTCCCAGTCGTTGTAGTTCTCGCGCGACGACCACGCCACGCGGCGCGGGTTGCCGTCCGCGCCGAACAGCATCACGTGCCGCTCCTCGGTGACGAGCATGCTGCGGTTGTTCGTCGGCGCGTCGGACACCGGCACCGCCTGCGGCGGCAGCGCGCGAGGCGCCGCGCGCGGCGTGCGCGGGTCGTTCATGTGGCCGCTCGCGGTCACCGCGCCGGGGGACAGCACGAACAGGCGCCCGTCGCTGCTGGCGACGAACAGCATGTCCTCGCCGAAGGTGTCGGCGCTCCACGTCGCGGCCCGGTAGTAGAGGCGCGAGTTGCCCACCGTGCGCGGCGTGCCAAACGTGCCCTGGCTGAAAGGCCCGATGCCGAAGCCCGCCGTCGTGAACGACGGATCGTCGCCCACGAAGTCGGCGGGGGTGTGGTCGGTGAAGGTGCTGCCCTCCTGCACGATCACCTTGGTGTCGCACAGGTAGAGGTTCCGGCGGATGTCGGACAGGTCGCGCCAGGACTTGATCAGGCGCGGCGTGCTGGCCAGCGGGGGGCTGGTCAGGCGCGTCCAGCCGCCCACCGGCAGCATGTGCTGCCCGCGCCAGCGCACGAGGTTCGCGTCCCAGTACCGGCCGCGCGCGAGCGCGTCCGTGCTGGGCTTCACGACCCCCGGCGGAATGGTGAGGGGGACGACGGGCATGTCAGGGCCGCCGGGCGGGCGCGCGCGCCGACGCTGCTGCGGCTGCCGCTGCGGCGATCACGGCCGGGTCGGGCGGGTACGGGCAGGCGTTCAGGATCAGGCGCGCCTGCGCGTTGTCGACCGCCGACACCAGCAGGCCCTGCGCCGCGAGGGTGGTCAGCATGTCGGACAGCGCCGTCGCGCCCGTCGTCGACACCGCGCAGGCGGTGACGGACAGCGAGGAGGATGCCCCGCCCGTGGCGCGCACCATCGGCGTCAGCGCGGTGGCGGCGGAACGCGGCGCGTCGCAACCGGCCAGCACCAGTGCCAGCACCGTCAGCAGCGCCGCGCTGTAGAGCAGCGCGCGGACGATGCCCCTCGCGGGGTCGGTGTCGTTGTGGCGGGTCATGCTCTGCTCCTCACCATGTCGCCAGGGCGGCGCGCTTCCATGTGTTCGGCGCCACGCAGACATAGACGTAATTCGCGTCCCAACACACGCTGCCGGTGACGCCGGTCGCGGTGGCGCTGCCGGGCGTGCGGGCCGTGCTGACGACGAGGGTGTCGCCGCCGAACACCGCGCGCCGATCCGACTGCAACGTCAGGGCGACCTGTTCGGTGTTGCCAATGTACGACGACAGCACCAGCGACCCGTTGTTCGTGGCCGCCTCGCGCCTGCCGCGCACGCGGCCACGGTTGGCCCCGCCCGCCGTCTGGAACCGAATGTCGACATCGCCGTCGCTGCCGGTGTTGGTGTTCAGCAGCACGGCGCCGCTCTCGCTGGCGGCGGCGCCCGGCGTGCGGATGGACAGCCGCACGTCGGCAAGGGGCCCCTGCCCGATGCTCACCTCACCCGTACGGTTCGCGCCCAACACCGTGAGCAGAACCGCGCCCGCGTCCGTGTACGATTGCAGCAGGAAGCCGCCGCCGCCGTTGTTCGCGCCGGTTTCGGTTCCGGCGCCCAGGAACATCTGCCAGCGATCCAGCCCGTTCGTGCGCCCGACCAGGGGCCGGTTGGCCGCGGTGGGGCTGTCGAGGATGACGGCGGGGACGCTCTTGGCAATGCGCAGATCGCCCGTCATCGCGTCGCCGGTCAGGTTCACATAGCGCGCGTCGGCCTGATCCTGCGTGATGCCGATGCCCGTGCCACCGGACAGCACCCCGGTCAGCGTCACGCGCGTCTCGGCAGGGGGCGGCGTCTGGCTGCCGGTGGTGTCGGTGCGGGTCGCGAACACCACCCAGTGGTCCGCTTGTTCCTGCGGCTGCGCCGTCACGACGTAGCGCGCGAAGGCGGTGGGCGATGTCGAGAGGGTCAGCGTATCGCCGATGAGGAAGAACGCCGCGCTGCGCGAGTAGCCATCCGCGTCGGTCTTGCTGATCCGCATCTCGCGCTCGGTCGCGTTGATGCTGAACACGTTGATGTGCCCGGCCAGCGGTGCAACCTGCGTGGTCGGGCCCCACAGGTAGCCGACGCCGCGCAACGCGCCCTTTGCCAGTTCGTCGTCGAGGTGCTGCTTCGTCACCGCGTGCAGCGGCTGCGTGGGCGGCCCCGGCAGGGTGAGAGGAAGCGCCGATGTCAGCGCCGCGTTCGCGATGCGCAGCCGCTCCACGCCGCCGGTCGACAGGATCATGGTGTCGGCCGCGACGCGCGCGAGGCCGGTGTTCTCGTCGGTGGCGAAGGTCAGGTTCGGCACGGCGGCCGTGCCGACGCTGGACCCGAAGCGCCACTGCCCCGTGGCGCGCATGATCGACAGGGGCTGGTCGATGGCGGCGCCCGCGTCGTTGTAGCGCCAGATGTTGAAGTTGGACCCGGCGTTCGCCCCGCTTTCGGCGAGCGCGCCGCCCAGGTCGATGGACCAGCGCGCCAGATTGCCCACCATCCCGTTGATGCGCGCGAGGTTGCCCGACGCGGCCTTGCTGAGTGTCAGCACCGGGTCCGCGTTGGCGATGTTCAGGTCGCCCGTCATCGTGTCGCCGCTCAGGTTCACGAAGCGCGCATCGGCCTCGTCCTGGGTGATGCCGCCACCGCCGACAAGGTCGGACACCGCCTTCAGTTCTGCCTCCAGTGCGACGACGGCGTCGTTGAGGATCGGCGCCCAGGCGTCCTCGTCGCCGCCCGGTTCCGGCAGGGGGATGTTGTAGATGGGGGTCGTGACCATGGCTATTTCATCCTGCGGATGTAGGCGTAGGCGAGGTATGGCGGCAGCGTCGGCACCGTCGCGCTGTGATCATGCGACAGGTCGGGCAGATCGTGTTCGTGCGGATCGCCCACGCCCGCGTCGGCCATCGTGATCGTGATGCCCGTGCCGGTCTGCTGAAGGTCGAAGCCCTTGTATTGCAGGGGGCTCTGATTACCACCCCACTGCACGGTGTCATCACCGCCCGCCGTGACCAGCACCGCGCCGCCCAGGCCGGGCCACGCATGCTTGTGGCCGGGGTCGTTGATGGTGAGGTTGTGCTTGTGCGCGGGCAGCATCGCCACCGTCAGGGCTTTCCCCACCGCCTTCAGGCCCGACAGGGCCTTGGCCACGACCTTGCCGGTCCACGACGCGGCGCCACCGGCCGTGCCCTGCGCGACGCTGCCGCCCGCGCCCATGACGAACTTGCTGATGAGGTTCGGCGTGCCATTCGTCCCATCGCAGATGCGCCATGTGTTGCTGCCGGTCCCGCCGATGTTCGGGATCGCGGACAGCGCGCCGCTGTAGATGCGGATTTCACCGATGAACGACGCGCGCAGGGCTTCCGCTTCGAGAGCGTCGAGGCGCGTGTCCAACGCCGTGATGTCGTCGCTGTTGTCCTTCACGCCCGCGTCGATCTTGTCGGCGTTGTCGTTCAACTTGTTGCCCCAGGTGTCCTCGCTCTCGTTGATCCCGATCCGCGTGAGATTGAGGTGGGGGGTGTAACTGTCGGCCATGTCAGCCTCCGCAATCCTGCTTCGGGGTCCACGTCGGCGCGCAGGGCGGCGGGACGGTCAGGTAGAACCCGGTCCACTGCCCATAGATGCTCTCGCCATAGCGCCCGTCGCCGTACGGGCGCGGCGAACGCACGTTGCTGGTCAGCGCGGTGGTGTCCTGCGTTCCGCTCATCCGAAGCCACGCCTCCCGCGCACCAGCACGCCGCCGCTGACCAGGGACACCTTGCTCGACAGGTTCAGCCGCGCGATGGCGTTGTCGTACAGCGACTTCCACATCGGCACGCGCTCGTCGTCGACCATGAACGGCGCGGCCTTCAGCAGCGCGGCGTACAGGTAGACTTCCGGCTCCTGATCCAGCAACCAGTTCGTCTCGGCGTCGCCGGTCAGCGCGGGGAGGCGCGCGTAGTAGGTCAGTTGCACCTCGGGGAACGCGCCGTCCTCGTCGGCGGGCGGCACCGGCAGGAGGCCCAGGCCATTGCCGCGCAGCGTGTAGAAGCGCGGCGGCGAGAAGGCCTGCGTGCGCGCGGCGTTCGCTTCGGACAGTGGCAGGTAGCGCAGCGGCGTCTCGGCGCCGACCATGCGCACGTCCTGCGCCTCCAGCCAGTCGGTCGGCAGCGCGATGCTGCCGCACTCGCTCGGCGCGGTCACGGTGACAATCATGCGCCGGTCGCGCAGCACGCTGTTGATGTCGGCCTCGGCCATCGCGACGAAGTCGGGGATGCGCTCCGTCAGGTTGGTGCGGTTCAGCCAACCCGCGATGCTGTCCTTCAGCCCAGCGTAGTTGGTGAAAGACATCAGCCCTCCCCCTCCCATTCCTCGGGCGCCGGGTCGGGCAGGGGGGCGGGGTCGGCCATGAAGCCGCCCAGCACGACGCGCGCCGTCTCGGGGTAGTTGCTGACGCTGGCGCGGGTGACGCCCGACGGGAGGCCCAGCGGCTCGCCCTCGGGCAGGCGCACACACAGGTGCGACACGCCGTCGAGCGTGGCCGGGCCGATCTGGTCCGCTGCGGCGTTGATGGCGGCGATGTCCGCGATCACGGCAGGGGCGCCGGTCAGGTAGTGGTCGGTGAAGGTGTTCATGGGGCACTGGCCTTCTGCGTCTGCTCGGGGGTGAGGCGCACGGTGTTCCACACGCGCAGGCGCCGGAAGATCGCGTTGGCGCCTTCGCCTGCGGCGGCGCTGCCGCTCTGCGAGAGACGGAGACGCGTCCCCGCCCCGACCACAGGGCTGGGCACCGTCGCGTCCTCGGCGGGCGCGGTGCCATCCCAGGCCGACGCGCCGCCGCCGTCGCCCCAGGTCACCGCCGCGCCCATGAAGGTGTCGCGCGGAGCGGCACCGCCGGGGCGCGCGTGCGACAGCACGGTGGTACTGGCGTTGCGGATGGAGTGTGTGGGCACGTCGAAGGCGGCGTTGATGTGTACCGCGTCGGTTTGCGAACTGTTGCTCGCGGCGTAGACGAAGTGGTTGTCTGGTCCCACGCCCGCGCTGCCCCAGCGCGCAAGCGCGAAGGAGCAGGCAATGGCGCCGCGCTGGAAGTCGCCCAGCACGGTACTCAACATGGTGAGCAGATCACGCGCGCGCGTCGTCACTCCCGGCGTGCCGACGGGGGGCAGGATCGGTGTCGACGGGAAGGGCGCGCGCTCACACTGTGGCGCGCCGATGCGCAGGGTGAAGTCGACAGGCTGGTTGAGCGTGGTCGAGACGAGCAGGTTCGGCGCGATGAACGCAGTCGTTGCCCCGTCCAGCGTGCGCGTGTGCGAGCGGCGCTGCGACCCGATCCTGGCGCTGGTCGGCACGAAGGTGGCGCCACTGTTGGCAACGGCGGCCCCGGTGCCGTTGCGCTCGTGCAGGTAGACACCCACGGTCGCGTTGTTCATCGACCCGGCGACGAGGCGCGCGAAAAACGAGCCGGTCCACACCTCGCCCAGCAGGGCCGCGATGCGCGTCGTGCCTTCGAACCACAGCGCAAAAGCCGCGCCTCCGGTCTGCGTGCCTCTCACCCGGATGTCGATGCACGACATACCGTCCTCGACGACATTTGCGCTGGCCACCTCCAGCGTGAGCCCGGCGGGCGCCGTACTCCAGGCCCAGGGCGATGGCAGCGTGCCGGGCGCGCCGACGACGGCGCCCTCGGCGCGCGGGTTGGTGATGTTGTTGGTCGCGGCCTCCTCCAGCAGCAGGCCCATCTGCACGCCAGTGACGGGGTTGTAGAACTGGCGCAGCGCGTTCGCCGCGACTTCGATCAAGGCCCCGCTGGCATCAAAGGTCGTGGCGCCGCTGGCGCGCGCGAAGGTAGTACCCGCCGGAAGGTCCGACAGGCCGTTCACGCTCAGAAAGTCGATGTCGAAGTCCGGCGTCGGCAGGCCGACGTAGTTGCCCGCCGCGCTCGACATCAGGCGGCCGACGCGGCCCAGCATGTCAGCGGCACTCGGTGACGTTGACGGTGCCGACGACGCCGATTTTCTCCCCGCCCATCACCGAGAAGTAGTCGATGGACCCGGCGGGCATGAAGGTGCCGTTCGCTGCGGGCGTGCCCGCCGCGCTGATCGCGACGCGCGCGTCGGTGACGGCGGCGACGCGCAGGATGCGCGTCTCGTCAGCGAACGCGGGGCTGATGGCGTCGTCCACCTCGTAGGCGTTGAACAGGCGGATCGCCTGGACGATGTTGCCGTTGATGTCGCGACCGATGGGCATGGCTCTGTTCCTCTAAGGACGGTCAGCGACCGCCACGGATTTTGAAGGCCGGGTTCTCGTCGAGCCACCGCTCGACGCGCGCAGTGTCGTGCTGCCAGCCCTCGCGCACCATCATGTTCCACACCGCTGCCGGGATGCGCGCGACGTGTTCGAAGGTGCGCTTGCGCTGGTCGATTTCGCGGTCACGCCGGTTGGCCTCGATGATCGCCGTGGCGTCCTGCTCGCTGACGATCACGATTTCGCCGCCCTCGCGGCTGTTCGTCATCACTGGGTTGTAGACCATGCTCGTCCGCACCGGGCTGGACGGACCACTGAGCGGGAACCAATCGGCCATGAGACTGCTCCAGCAGGGGGCGCTGGGCGCGCCGAAGCGCGCCCAGCAGTCGGATCAGGCGGTCGGATCGACCGGCGGCGCCGGCGGCGCCGGGGACACGGCGGGGGGAACCACGAGGCCCATCAGGCCGATGGCGGCATTGCCGGTCGTGGTCAGGTCCGCGATCTTGAAGTGCGCGGCCTCGTTGCTGCACTCCAGGCCGTACTCGGTGACCAGCATCTTCGTGTCGGCGTCACCGATCTTGGCGATGTCGCTCGTCTCCAGGCGCCGGTAGTTCGCCTGCTTGAAATACTGCGGGTCGATGCCGAGAACCGTGCGGCTGCGCACCCAGCGCGACGGCAGCGCCTTCAGGTTGCCGAAGTCCGACTTGTAGATGTCGACGGCGGCGATCACCTCGTTCACCGGCACCGCGCGCTCGCTGTCGGCGCGGCCCTTGAAGGTCGAGAACACGCGCTTCTGGTACGGCCCCAGCAGGAGGACCGTCGGTTCCGCGCCCACCTCGTAGGCGGCCTGGATCGCGTTCGCCAGCAGCAGTTCGGTGAAGTCGCGCTGCGTGCCATCCGTGACCGCCGCCGTCGCGCTGGCGGGGTCCGCGCCACCCGCCCCGTAGAAGGAGTTGGTGGTGATCCAGTGTTCCGCCGCGCGCGTCTTGCGCGCCGCCGGGGTCGTGTCCTCACCGTCCACGCGCGCCTGCGCGGAGCAGAGGATCGTCTCCTTGTCGCGCATCAGCGCCTTGCCGATGAGCGCCATCTGGTGGCTCATCTCGGAACGCTTGCCCGCCGGGTTCGCGCCCTCCTGCGAACCGGACACGGTCGCGTCGCGGCTGCTGATCTGCGAGACGTTCGTCTGCCGCACGGTCGGCGTGGCCGCCGCGCGCTGCAGTTCGAAGCCTTCGAACTGGGCGTTGTTGGGGTTCACGGCGGGCAGGTTCTCGGTCTGCCAGTCGAAGGTCCGGTTCGTCGCGTTGCGCGACCCGATGACCGACATGAAGGGCCGGTCGTACGGGTCGATGTTGTAGATGGCATCCGCCAAGTCCTCGCGGTTGCCCTTGGCGGCGTAGGTGGTGAAGGCGTTCGTGACCTTGGCCATGGGGCCGGTTCCTTTCAGATGAGGCGCCCAATGACGCTCGCGGCGTCACTGATGCTGTGGGTCTTGGCGAGACGTTGCTTCGCGCGCGTGAGTTCGCTGACGGGGCGGCGCACGACGGCGCTGCCGGGGCGGGACGGGGCTGCGACGGCAGGGGCGGCGGGGCGCTGCTGCGCCTGCTGCTGCTGCTGCTGCTTGGCCTTCGGTGCCACGCCCTTCTTCACCGCCTCGTCGTACAGGCGCGCCTTGTGCGCGATGACCACGGCGCGGTGGTCGGTGACGGCGCTGATTTCGTCGGCGCTGTATCCGTACCCCGCAAGGTAGTCGCGCACGGCGCTCCGGTCCTGCTTCCACCGCTCGGGGTCGCCCCAGCGCGGGTTCGCTTCGACGAGACGCTGCCGCTCGGCGGCGATCTGCTGCTCGGTCTGCTGCGCGGTCTGCTGCTGCTCCATCGCGGCGAGGCGTGCCCGCTCGCTCTGGATCGCCTGCAACTTGGTGTCGCGCAGTTGCTTCGCAGCCCACTGCCGATTGAACTCGACAGGGTCGGCGGCTGCCAGTTCCTCCCAGTTCGGCTCCACCGGCAGCAGGCTCTTGATCTGCTGCTCCAGGGCCGGGAGGAGTGCTGCGTACTGCTGCCTCTCCTGCGTCACCGCCTGCGCGTGCTGATGGAACGCCTTGCGTTCCTCGGCCAGCGCCTGCGTCTTGCGCGTGTAGTCCTCGGTGCGGAGATAGCCCTTGGCCACCTCGTCCTTGGTCAGCGTGACCGCCTTGCCGCCGATGTCGACGGTGATGGTGCTGGCCTCGGGCGGGGCCTCCTCGGTTTCTTCTTCGCCGTCCTCGGCGCCTTCCTCGTCCTCGGCTCCCTCGTCGCCGCCCTCCTCGGGCTGCTCCTCGGGCGTCTCCTCCTCGGGCGGGTCGGCCTCGTCTGCCTCGGCCTCATCGGCCTTGGGCTGCTCGCCGGGTTGCTCCTCCCGCTCCTCCGGTTCCCCATCTTCACGGGCCAGGATCGCGGCGATGTTGTCGGCGGCGCTGTCGACAGTCAGGCCCGCCGGGGCGGGGGTGCTGGTGCTGTCGGCGCTTGTCGTAGCAGACATGGTTGTCCCTCTGCAATTACCGGCTGGTCACGCTGCGCAGGTTGCGCCGCGTGATTTCGGCGCCGCTGATCGCGGCGTCGATGTCGTGCCGCAGCGCGTCGAGCGCGCGCAGCATGAAGTAGGCGCTCTCGCGCTCGCTGGCCTGATCCGGCAGGGAGGCGCGGATGGTGCCCAGGTAGTGAGCCTCCAGGCGTTTCAGGGCGGCCTGGAGGTTCGGGTCGTCGCGCAGGGCGGTGGCGCCGCGCGCGGCGGCGTCGGCGGCCAGGGCGGCGTGTGCCATGTCGCTCATTCGTCGTTCCTGTCGAGCAGCCCGCGCGCGGACAGCGCGGCGGGGTTGGGGCCGGTGGAGAGGAGAGGCACGCCATCACGCACGAACTGTGTCAGCGCCTCCTCGGGGCTGATGCCGCGCACGCGCGCCGTGATCAGCACGCGATCTTCGAAGGCACGCATCGCCGGGACAGGGGCGCTCTTGAGTTTTGTGTATGCGCCGCCGCCGGTCCATGTCGCGGCCTGCCGCTGCGCGGGACGCAGGCCCATGCGCTCGGCCACGCGCTGCCCCGCGTCCTCGATCAGCGAATACTCCCCTGGCAGCAGCGCCGCGTTCTCACCGAAGGTGCCCAGCGCGCGCGGCATGCCCACGAAGTTGCGGATTTCGTGCGTGTCCACGGTGATTGGCTGCCAGTTGCCGCCCAGGTTCTGCCGGTAGGAGAGCGGCTTCGGGTTGGCGACCGGGTCGATCTGCCCCGTGACAAACTCGCGCGCGCGCTGCGCGTGATGAATTTGCGACTTGGCGCCATAGGGGTTCGGCGGCGGTGCCGCGAGCGTCTGCACGGCCTTGCCGGTGTTCGGGTCCACCATCGACAGCGGCATCGGCAGTGGCTCTCCGCGCATCGTGCGCCCCAGGTAGTGGGACGCGGTGCGGAGGTTGTTCTCGATGGGGTTCACCATCGACGTGCCCGCGACGTAGTCGAGGAAGGTGCCGTACAGGCGTTCGCCGCGTTCACGTCCGTGGTGCTGCACGAACTGATCGCGGATTTGCTCCAGATTGTACCAGCCCGCATCTTCCGGGTTCGCGTTTTCGGCGGCTTCGCGCAGGCGGCGCGGCCCCGCCGACGCAGTGCCAGCGAGACGCTCCGTCTCGCGCGGCTGCACGCGCGGAAGATCGAACTGCGGGGCATCCGGCAGGCGGTTCAGCCGCTCGGGCGACAGGTCGAACAGCAGCCCCGCTGCGGGGTTGTTCCGCTGCGCGCGTGTGCGCTCCACATCCCGCGTGGCGCGGACGATGCTGCGCTGAAGGTCGCGGTTCTCAGCGACCTGTTCAGGCGAAAGGCGCTGCGACGGCAGTGCCAGATCGTTCTCGCGACGGATGCGCGCATCTTCCTTGGTGGTGCCCATCACGGCGCGGCGCTGATCGGGCGGGAGGCTTGCGAGGTAGTCGCGGTCCACCAATTTCGCAGCCAGCGCGCGGTCGATTTCCGCCTGCGGCGGCGGCAGCAGCGACTGGCGTACCTCGGGATGCGGCTCGTAGCCGGTCAGGCCCAGTCGCTCGTATTCCTGCCGCAGCCCTGCCTGGGTTGTGCCTTCCGCGTCGATCCTGCGCGTCGCCTCCGTGATTTCGTCGGGCGTGGCAGCACCGGCACGGGTCACGGTAGTGTCGGCGGTTGTGCGCTGGATGGGGGGAGCGTCCGCAGCGGCGTCGGCGCCGCGCGCCATGCGCCGCGCGCCAGCGCCCAGCGTGCCACGAGGCCCGCCGCCGACACCCGCCATCGGCGCAATGTCCATCAGGTCGAGCAGCCCGCCGTGCCGCTGGTCGGCGGCGGTGGCCTCCCTGATGCTGCCGTCGCGCATGCGGAAGGCGGGCGCGCCATCGACGCCGAAGGGGCCGTAGGCGACGGCGCCCTCGGGGTAGTTGACGCCTTGCACGGCGCTCTCGACGCCGCGCCCTAGGCGCACCGGGTCGAAGCCCTCGGCCAGAGCGTTCACGCCCGACATCACGTTGCTGCCCAGCGCGCCCAGGGACATGGGGTTGCCGTACGTCTCGCCGCCGCCACCGGGCAGCAGCGGCCCGTTCGGGTTGACGCCCATGTTCTGGTTGCGGCCCAGCGTGCGGAGGTATTCCGCGTCCAGTTCGTCCTCGGTCAGCAGGCCGATCATTGCGTCCGGTCCTCCTCGTCGCCCAAAAGCCCGTACGCGGCTGCGCCGCCGCCCAGCAGCGCGGCGGCGGGCCCGGCGCTGAAGAAGTGTGGTTCGAACCGGCTGAAGGCGTCGACGCGCGCCGGGTTCGCGTCACGACGGCCGCCATGGGGCGGGCGCGGGACCGAGTGGACGTTTTCGATGCCATGCCTGTCCAGCAGGGGGACCACGCGGGCGAACTGATCCTCGGGGACAATGGCGCCAACGAACTCCGACAGTGGCACGTTGCGGCGCGGCTTCGCTTCGAAGTAGGTCGTGCCGAGACGGCGCCCCTGGTCGAGCGTCAGCGCGATGTCGTCGCGCAGCAGGCTGTCGATGTTGCCGCCATAGTAGGTGTCGTTCATGCGCGACAGGTTGTCGCGCAGGCGGGTCCACTCCGGGCTGTCGTGACGCAGTTGCGCGTCGACGGGGATGCGGTGATAGCCCGCCTCGCGCGCGGCGTCCGCGATGTTGCGGAGCGCGCTGTCGCTTTCGAAGTAGCCGCCCTCGCCGCGCACGCGCTGCCCGGCCTGATTCAGCAAATCGTTGAAGCCTGCGGTCCACTGGGTGAGCCCTGGATCGTCGCGCCCGACCAGCAGGCTGCGCGCGCCGCGCAGTTCCTCCATGTTGCGGAACTGCGGCGCGACATGCGCGAGCAGCCAGTTGTCGGTGACGAACTGCTCGCCACCACGCCAGTCCTGCCCCGCCAGCGGGTGTGAGTAGCGCGCCTCGTTCTGCATCGCCCACAGCGCGTTCTGCGGCGTGTGCGCCGCGCGCCGCGTCTCGCCCTCGGCGTTCGTCGGGATGTTCACCGTCTCGCGGTACTGGATGCCGTGCTGTTCCGGCAGGTGCGCGACGTATCCGTAAATGTCGTTCGCGTTGGGGTGTGCGTTGTAGGCCTGCTGAATGATCGTTTGCGCGTCCTGCTGGTAGCGCGCGCCGCGCAACAACGCGTCGACATCGACACCCTGCGACCGCAGGAAATGCTCCCGCACGACTGGGTTGTAGACCATGTCGTTCTGCGGCATCGACTGCTGGAGCGCGTCGATGGCGTTCTGCCGGTAGTCGCGCGTGTAGGAGTTGGGATCGCCCGGCAGGCGGCCGAAGGCGCTCTGGTCCCACAGGCTCTGCCCGGCGCGCGCGGCGCGCGCCCGGTTCGCCGCGTCGATGCCGTACTCGATGCTGGGGTAGCGCGGCGAGTAGATGTCGCGCCCATAGACCGGCGTGCGACGTGGGTCGATCAGGTCAGTTGGTGCGATCAGCGAGATGTCGCCAAAGCCCGTCATCGGGTCGGCAGCGCGCGAGACGCCGATGGACGGCGCGACCGCGACGCCGCCATTGCGCTCCATCGCCGCCAGCGCCTCGACCGTCGTGTTGTGCGTCGCGACCATCGGGTTCGCGCGCGTCTCCGGGTCGAGGATGCCCGCAGCGCGCGCGACGCGCTGGGCGCCGCGACGGAGGAGCGTGCCGCTCACGCGGCGCCCCCGGCAGGGGGCGCGCCCATCGGCTGCGGGCGCATGGCGGCGCGCTGGGCGGCCTGCTGCGCGGCCTGCTGCGCGCGGAACACGGCGACGTTCTCGCCGCTGGCGATGCGCTGCTGGCCCAGGGCCTGCTCGCGCTCGTGCTGCTGCTGCATGGCCTGCTGCTGGGCCTGCTGATCGGCCTGTATCTGGAAGGCGCTGCGCTCGCGCTCGACCATTGCCCGCATCGACGCGATGTCGACCTGGGCGCCGTACTTGGCCTGGATTTCGGCGGCCTTCAGCACGAAGTCCATCGTCATCTTGTCGCGCTCGCGGTCGTCGTCAGCCTGCGCCTTGATCATGTCGAAGCGCCGCTCCTCCTCGCGCGACCGGGCGGTCATCTGCGCCTTCACCAGTTCGGCCTCGGCCAGGATCGTGGCGGGGTCTTTCTGCTTCGACTGCTGCGCCTCCTGCGCGATGCGCGCGTCGTCCTCGGCGGTCAGCGGCTTGAAATACTTGGAGGCGTCCTTGTAGCCGCCCAGGCGCAGCATCTCGGCCAGCGTGTTGCGGAACTGGCTGGGCGCGACCAGCGGGTTGCTCGGCCCGGTCGCGGTGATGATCTGCTCCTGCTTCATCGCGATCTGCTGGAGGAAGGCCATGCGCTGCGCCTCGGTGCCGCGCCCCAGGCCGACATTCACCTTCACATCCGCTTCGCTGTTCCAGAAGCGCGGGTCCACCTCGACCCACTTGTTCCGCAGCCTGACGGTGCGCGGCTTGTCCTGGTTGCGCACGATGCACTTCAGGACGCCACGGAAGGTGTCACGCACCATCGTCTCGGCCAGCGTGCGCGCGATCATCTCGACGCGCTCCTGGGCGCGCTCGACGGTGTTCTCGACCGCCGTGCGCGTCGTGGATTGCAGCACCTTGTCGTCGAGGCCCGTCGAGGCGTTGGTGATGCCGGTGCGGCTCGCCTTCACCTGATCCAGATACGCCATCACGCCCAGCGCCTGCGGGCCGATGAACGGCTCCGCGAGGGGCTGCGCCATGCCGGGCGCGTTCATGCGGATCACGCGGCCCACCTCGGTGGACAGCACGTCGGCCATGTTCACGGCGTTCTCGACCACCGCCATCGCCGGGAAGATCGCCTGCGCGAGGCTGTCCAGCGTGCCGCGCAGCACGTTGGTTTTCAGGTCTTGCAGGTCCAGCACCTGATCGCACACGCTCATGCCGATGACGGCATGCGGCATCCGCACGGGGCTGCCGACGGCGAAGCCCGCCTCGGGGACAATCTCGTCCTCGCAGATGTAGTCGAAGCCTTCGCCCAGCGTGACGATGCGGTGCAGTTCCGCGATGCCGTCGTTGTCGCTGTCGTAGCGGATGAAATGCTCGACCTTCAGGACGTACCAGAGGCTCTTGTCCTGGCCGCCCGATCCGGCGCTGCCGACGGACAGGCCGGGGTTGCGCTGCACCGCCTCGCTGCTCTCGCTGCCGCCGCTGGCGCTGACCAGTGTCAGATCGGGACTGGCGCGGCTCTCCACCTCCTCGCGGTCGTGGCCCTCCTCGACCAGTTCGCTGACGGTCTTGGTGGTGCGGTGCGCGCAGTAGGGGCTGGTGGGCACGTCGCGCGCCTCGCGCGCGATGAGAAATTCCTCGGGCGGCACCGCGCAGATGCGCAGGCACTTGCGGATGCGCGTGCGGCGCACGCGCATGTCGATGGTCACCTCGGGCGGCACCGGCAGGGCCTGCGGAGGCATCGCGGGGGGCGCCATGCCGGGCGGGCCGCCAGGAGCAGCAGCCTGCGGCGGCATGGCGCCCGGTGCGGGAGGGGCGGGCGCCGCAGGGGATGAGGGCGGGGGACCATCCGCCGCCTCTGTTGCGGTCGCCGTCTCCTCCAGCACGTCGATTTCGGGGTCGCTGCGGAGCGTCTCGGCCTGCACGGGCGAGAGGCCCGTGTAGGTGAACTCCTCGATCTGGGCGCGCTCGTCCCACCACCACTTGATCGTGCCGTTCTTCTTCAGCAGCGCGTCGTGGACGGCGTCGTGCAGCGTGACGAACCAGTTGTTGCCGTCGGCGTCGAGGAGGAAGTTGACGTAGTCGGTCTGCTGCTCCGCGACCGGCACGTCCTCCTCGTTCTGCGGCTCGTAGCGCACCACCTCCTCGCCGCTGGTGAAGATGCGGATCAGGCCCGGCAGCATCTGGTGGACGACATCGGCCACCTCGCGGCTGACGATGCTCGTGCGGCCCTGCAAGTCCTCGGCCTTCTCGGGCGCGCCCTCGCGCGAGTAGACATCGCCCAGGTAGTAGTCGAACGCCTTCTCGCGCTCGGGGGCCAGCACGTCGTCGGCGTAGGACGCCGCGTCGTCGTAGGATGTCTTGAGCAGGCTCTGGAGCGCGCTGTCGTCGATTTCCGCCATCTGATCCCCCGCGCCCGGCAGGGAACGCACGGGGGGTAGGCGGGGGCGCGCGCCTGCCGGGCGCGCGGAAGGTAGGACAGGGGGGCTGTCCTGTGCAACCCCTGTTTAGGACAGGATGGCTGTCAGACCAGGGACATCTTCCGGCGCATGGAGGCCGGGCGGTTGTTGCCGTCGCGCCGGATGCTGGCGAAGCGCAGCATCATCGCCGCGTAGCGCACGGCGCTGATGGTGTCGTCGCTCAGTTTCACGACGGCGCCGTTCTTGCGGTGCCACATGCGCAGTTCCTGGCGAAGGTCCGCGAGGTGGTCGAACACCTTGAAGCGGCCCTCCTCCATGCGCGTGATCATATCCCCGATGCTCGCCTCGATGCCGTAGCCGCCATGCTCGTGCGTGGCGTGTTCCATCAGCATCTCCAGGCCCTGCTTGCGGTAGATGTGCGCGATCTGGTCGCCGCTCGTGCGGTCGTGAGAGGCGGCATCGTGCGGCCACGCGACGGGGTAGCGGCCCCAGGGCTTCAGGACGGTCGCGTGCTGCGCGATGGTCTGGTTCTGCAGCGCGATGGCGTGCGTGACGTAGACGGTGTCGGTGTCCCTGTCGTGCCGGATCAGGGCGGCGCCGAAGGGGTGTTCGAAGCCGGGGTCGAGGCCGATCACGCCGGGCCAGACGCTGGGGATGGTGAAGGCGGGCACGACCCAGGCGCTCTCGGGCACGGTGATGATCGCGCCCGACCCCAGCATGGGCACGCCGCGCGTGCGCGCCTCGCGCTCGTGGGGCTTGTACGATGCGACGATGCTGGCGCGACGCGCCTCGGAAATGTGGTGCGCGTCCTCGATGACCATCTGCGTCAGGTGACGGTCAGGGCTGGTGGGGCGCGGATAGAACAGGGCGACCACCTCGGTCATGCCCTTCAGCGGCGTGAACGTCGCGTAGACGAGGCCGCCGGATGCGTTCGTGCGCGTCAGGCCTTCGCTGTAGATGTCGTAAGGCGGCTCCTCGTCGAACCATAGGGCGTCGAGCGTCTCGCCCTGGAATTTCTCGCGCCCGGCCTCGTAGGACTTGAAGGACAGTTGGCTGATGCCGCCCGTCGAGTGATGGATGAACGCCATGTCGAGAGCGCCAGAGATGCCGCGCGAAGATGTGGTGTTCTTGATCCTGGCCTTCGGCACCATGCCGGTGCCCTGCTCCTCGACGCGCCCGATCAGCAGCCGCTGGTTCACGTCACGGACCACCTCGTTGGTCATTCCGGCAGCCCAGGCGGCGATGGGCTGCGTGAAGCGGCGGCCCTGCCACCACGGGGGGTACTCGCCGGTCAGGTGGTAGGTCAGTTCGGCGGCGGCGCTGTAGGACTTGCCCAACTGGTTGCCCGCCAGCAGCGCGCGCTCGCGGTGGGCGGTACCGGCAGCGTGGAAGATGGCCTGCTTCTCGTAGGGTTCGTACATCTCGATCCTGCGCTGCCTGATGCGCTGGTCGATGTCGCGGAGGATCGCGTCGCGGCGGGCGGGGTCCGCGATCAGGGTTTGTAGTTCTGGGGGCAGGACGGTGGCGCGGCGGGCGGGCTTCATGCGAGCGGGTTCTCCTCGACGGGGACGAAGGACCAATCGCCCGCCACGATGGCGCGGTGCGCGTCCCTGAAGGACAGGCAGTGTGCCTTGCGCGCGACCGCGACGGAAGGGAACACGCCACGGGGTGTGCGGACCAGGGGCCACACCGGCAGGG